TCCAAGATGACATGAATTATCAGTTAACAGATGTGATGCAGGAATACAGACCTGAGCATGAAAGAATGATATGGGGCTTGGGTCTAGCGGGTAATGCATTTAAGAAAGTGTATTACGACCCACACATGGAGCGTCAAGTCTCTATGTTTATTCCAGCAGAAGACATCGTAGTTCCTTATGGTGCTTCTAATTTACAGAGTTCCCCACGCGTGACCCACGTTATGCGTAAGACCGAGAATGAAGTTAAACGGTTGCAGTTTGCAGGCTTTTATCGTGATGTTGACCTTGAGACCCCCAGTGGGGCTTTAGATGAAGTAGAGAAGAAAATTGCGGAGAAGATGGGCTTTAGAGCTACATCGGATGACCGCTATAAGTTATTAGAGATGCACGTAGACCTTGACTTACCTGGTTATGAAGATGAAGAAGATGGAGAAAAGACAGGTATTGCTCTTCCTTATGTTGTAACGATTGAGAAAGGCACACAGAAGGTCTTATCCATCCGTAGAAATTGGAGACCAGAAGATGAAACCAAACAAAAAAGGCAACACTTTGTACATTATGGCTATGTGCCTGGCTTTGGTTTTTATTGCTTCGGGCTTATTCATTTGGTTGGCGCCTTTGCTAAGTCGGGTACTTCTCTTATCAGACAGCTCGTTGACGCAGGAACTTTATCGAATTTGCCAGGTGGCTTTAAGACCCGTGGACTGCGTGTTAAAGGTGACGACACCCCAATAAGTCCAGGAGAGTTCCGTGACGTTGATGTACCAAGCGGGGCAATCAAAGACAACTTAATGACCTTGCCATACAAGGAACCGAGCCAGGTTTTATACAGCTTACTTGGGACCATTGTTGAAGAAGGCAGACGCTTTGCATCGGCAGGGGATATGAAGGTTAGTGATATGAGCGCACAGGCTCCTGTGGGGACGACTCTGGCAATTTTGGAGAGAACCCTGAAAGTCATGAGTGCAGTTCAGTCAAGAATCCACTATTCGATGAAACAAGAGTTGCGGCTGTTAAAAGAAATAATCCGTGACTACACACCTGACGAGTACAGCTATGTTCCAGAAGAGGGTACGCCCAGAGCCAAGAAAACGGATTATGACATGGTGGACGTTATTCCAGTCAGTGATCCTAATGCAGCGACGATGGCGCAAAAGATTGTTCAGTACCAAGCAGTTCTCCAGCTGGCACAAGGGGCGCCGCAGATTTATAACCTGCCGCAGTTACACCGCCAGATGCTCGACGTCCTTGGCATCAGGAATGCCCAGAAACTTATACCGTTACAGGAAGACCAGAAACCGCGTGATCCGATTTCGGAGAACATGGATGCGTTGATTGGCAAACCTCTCAAAGCCTTTGCGTATCAAGACCAAGATGCACACTTGATGTCGCATAACAGCTTCTTGCAAGATCCGATGACACAGCAAATGATTACTCAGAACCCTATGGGGCAGCAGATTGTGGCTGCGCTGCAGGCTCACATTGCGGAGCATTTTGGCTTTAAGTACCGTCAACAGATTGAGCAGCAAGTTGGCGGACCCATACCGTACCTTAAGGATGATGAGGAGACTCTACCCCAAGAGTACGAGATTCAGTTGTCTAGATTGGTGGCTCAGGCTTCCCAGCAATTATTGGCACAGAATCAAGCTGCCGTGGCGCAACAACAAGCTCAGCAGCAGATGCAAGATCCAATTATCCAGATGCAGATGCAAGAACTTGAGCTTAAGGCGAAGGAACTTGACCGCAAGATACAGAAAGATCAGGCTGATGTTGCCTTAAGGCAAGAGCAGTTAAGCATTGACCGTGAGCGAGTTGAGATTCAAGGCGAGCTAGAAGGTACTAAGTTAGGTGCCAAGATTTCTAAGGAAAAAGATGAGCTAGATCGCAGAGAACAGATAGAGGGTACACGGATGGGCATTGATATGGCACATAAAAAAGACCAGATTGATACTCAGAAAGGGCAAATAGCTGCGCAGCTAATAGCGGCTCAGATGAATGCGGCTAAACAGAAAAAGGATAACAAATGACAGGGTTAGACCTACTAGGGAAACAGTTAGACGAGAAAGCTGAGCAGTTAAAGAGTGCTGTGGTGGTTGGCAATATGGACCACATACAGTACCAAAGAGTTTGCGGTGAGATTAGGGGTCTGCTCATTGCAAAGGGTTACGTATTAGACCTCAAAGACAAACTGGAGAATACGGATGAGTGAAACAATCGACTTAAATAAGGCGGTGGATTTGGCGCAGCTGCTTGATAAGTCAAACGAGCAAAAGGCAACACAACTACCTAAACCCTCTGGGTACCGCATTTTATGTGCTATTCCTGAAGTGGAAAAGGAACACGATGGTGGAATTCTGAAAGCTGATGAGACGCTTAGGTTTGACGAACTTCTAACAACGGTGTTGTTTGTAGTGGATTTAGGTCCAGATTGCTATAAAGACCCAGCAAGATTTCCAACGGGAGCTTGGTGTAAGAAGGGTGATTTTGTCCTTGTAAGACCAAATGCTGGTACTCGATTAGTTATTCATGGGCGGGAGTTTCGCATCATCAATGATGATTCCGTAGAAGGTGTAGTTGACGATCCTCGTGGCATTAAACGTAAATAAGGAGTAGACGATATGGAAAACTATAAGTTTTCTGATGAAATAGACGAAGTAAAAGATGAGGGTAAACCCGTAGAAGAGGAAGTAGAAGCTAAGGGTAAACCCGAAGAGGAAAAACTTGAAATTGAGATTGAAGACGATACCCCTGTTGAAGACAGAGGACGTAGAGCTTCAAAACCTGATTTTGTTGAAAAGGTTGAAAAAGACGAATTAGACCAATATTCCCAAGAGGCACGAAGCAAAATTGATGCTTTTAGGAAGTTTTACCATGATGAGCGTAGAGAAAAGGAAAAAGCCTTACGGGAACAACAAGAGGCTGTCCAAGTAGCTAAAAAACTCTATGAAGAGATAAAACAGCTTAAAGGTAGGGTCAATTCTAGTGACGAAGCAGCAGTTAACTCCTTTAAAACGAGTGCTGAGCAAGAACTAGCAATGGCTAAAAAGGAATATAGAGAAGCCTATGACGCTGGAGATTCGGAAAAATTAGTCGAAGCACAGGATAAATTAACCACTGCTAAGATGAAAATTGAGAAGGCTTCTAGCTACGCTGAAAATATAAATCAGCGAAAGGCTTTACAAGAGCAAGAAAATGAAGTAAAAATACCTCAACAGACGGAAGCAGCGCCTGTCCGTGACCAAAAAGCTTCGGCTTGGCAAGAGCGTAACTCTTGGTTTGGTCAAGATGACGAAATGACAAGCCTAGCCTTAGGGCTTCACGAGAAGCTTGTCAAAGAAAACGGACTAGCATATGCGACCACTGACGAGTACTACAAGCGCATAGATGAAACTATGCGTAGGCGTTTTCCTGAAAATTTTCAGGATGAAAAAGTTGACGATGAAAAAGTCGCGGCTCGCGTAAAACCGAGTACAGTTGTTGCCCCTGCGAGTAGAAGTACCTCTTCGAAGAAGATAAAATTGAATACGTCACAGTTATCTATAGCGAAGAAGTTAGGACTAACGCCTGAGCAATATGCCCGTGAACTTATGAAAATGGAGGCCTAATATGGCTAACAACAGATTGACCCGTGAAGTAGATACCCGTGTAACAAGCGAACGTCCTAAGCAGTGGGCGCCAGCAGAATTACTCCCTGAGCCAGATAAACAGGCTGGGTATGCATATCGTTGGATTCGTACTTCTACGTTGAATCAGGCTGATCCTCGTAACCTTTCAGGAAAACTGAGAGAAGGATGGGAACCTGTGACGATTGAAGAACAACCCAAGTTTCAACTGCTAGTTGATCCCAATAGTCGCTTTAAGGACAACATTGAGATTGGCGGGTTATTGCTTTGCAAAACTCCAGAAGAGTTCGTCCAACAACGTAATCAACATTACCGAGTTCAAGCCGAAAGTCAGATGGATGCTGTAGACAATAATCTTATGCGTCAAAATGATCCACGGATGCCTCTCTTTAATGAGAAGAAATCTACGGTGACTTTTGGCAAAGGTAACTAAACTTAATTAGGAGTTATAAATGGCTTATCCTACCGTAGACGGACCCTATGGGTTCAAGCCGATCAATCTGATCGGTGGTCAGGTATTTGCTGGTGCAACTCGTCAAATTCCCATCGCTTCAGGTTCTGGCACTTCCATATTTTATGGTGATGTCGTGCGTCTGAACACAGGTGGTACTTTGAGCCGTGTTTCTACCACTGATTCTGCGACCGACGCTGTTGGTATTTTCTTGGGCTGTGCTTTTACAAACCCAACTACCAAACAGTTCCTTCAACAGCAATATTTCCCAGGCGGCACCGCTGCTTCGGACATCGTTGCTTATGTTTGTGACGATCCTGATACTTATTTCAAAGTAGCAGTTCTTTCGTCTAGCACCGCTATTGGCGGTTTGACCCAGACTGATGTTGGCAACAACGTTGCTATCTTCACAACTGCTGGTTCAGCCACTACTGGCGATTCAAACGAAGGTGTACGTAACAGCACCAGCGATTCAACAACCACTCTCCCATTCCGTATTATTGCGGGTGTGCCAGAGACTGTTAATGCTGCTGGATCTTTCACCGAAGTGATCGTCAAGTGGAATATGGGCGTTCATACTTACTACAGTGCAACACCTGTAGCAACCGCAGCTTAAGGAGCTATAAATGGCTATTTCACGCGCACAACTACTGAAAGAGTTGCTCCCTGGCTTGAACGCTTTGTTCGGTCTTGAGTATGCAACGTATGGCGAACAACATAAAGAGATCTACGAAACTGAGACCTCTGAGCGTTCGTTCGAAGAAGAAACCAAACTGTCTGGCTTCTCTGCTGCACCAGTCAAAAACGAAGGTACTGCCATCGCTTATGACAATGCACAAGAGGCATTCACAGCACGTTATAACCACGAAACCATTGCTCTCGGCTTCTCCCTAACGGAAGAGGCAATCGAGGACAACTTGTATGACAGCTTATCGGCTCGTTATACCAAGGCTTTGGCTCGTGCAATGGCGTACACAAAGCAGGTTAAAGCTGCTGCTGTGTTGAACAATGGTTTCACTAACTCTGCCGCTTATTACGGTGGTGATGGTGTACCTCTGTTTGCGACAAACCATCCTTTGGTTTCTGGTGGTACTAACAGCAACACTCAGTCTACCGCTGCTGATTTAAACGAGACTTCTTTGGAAGCCGCCGTTATTCAGATCGCTGCTTGGACAGACGAGCGTAGCTTGCTTATTGCTGCTAAACCACGTAAGTTAATTGTTCCACCTGCACTACAGTTCGTTGCAACTCGTTTGCTCGAAACTCAATTGCGTGTTGGTACAACTGACAACGACATCAACGCTTTAGTAAACAATGGTTCGATCCCAGAAGGTTATACAGTTAATAACTATCTGACCGACCCAAATGCTTACTTCCTAACCACTGACGTTCCAAACGGTATGAAGCATTTTGTTCGTACCCCCTTGGCTAACTCAATGGACGGGGACTTCGATACTGGTAACGTACGTTACAAGTCTCGTGAGCGTTACAGCTTCGGCTGGTCTGATCCCCTTGGTATGTGGGGTTCACAAGGCGCTTAATGTGTCTAAAAAAGGGGGGCTAAAAACTCCCCTTTTTATTTTATTTGTAGTAAGATGCTTTTAAGTCTAGGACTAATTTGTCCATATCAGCCCGCCTAGGGGACGATGCACCGATGATATGGGGTTATGTGCATATAAGGAGAACCTCATGGGTTTCGCTACACACCTAGGTCCTTGGTTATTAGGGACTGTTAAAAATACTAGTGGTACTACTGCTGGTACCATCCGCAATACTGGCTGCACAGCCGTTGTCCAATCCGCCGCTACCACTGTAGCCGATACAACTGCTAAGACTTTATTTGCTATCCCCGCAGGATCACAGATCCTCAACATTACCGTAAACATTACTACCGCTTATGCTGGTACGACTGGTAATACCATCACTATTCGTGCTGGATCAACCATTTTAGGTACTGTTGGTAGTGCATCTACTACTCCTTTGTCAGTAGGACGTGCGACTTTCACCATTACGGATGCAAACATTGCTACTTTCGTAAACGTAGGCACTTCTGACGTACTTATCACCGCTACTTATGCGTGTGCTGGTACAGCTTCTGGCGGTGCAGCTACTGTTATCTGCGAGTATGTTGTTCGTAACTCTGATGGCGGTCAGTTCCAAACCACGTTTAATAACTAATCTCATGGGCTAGGGTTTTCCCTAGTCCACTTTAACTTTTTGGAGATTAATTATGGCGATGCAAACTGATGTACAAGCCTCAGCACCGTTAACGTCTACTGGGCAAGTTACTAATAATGCTGGAACCCCTGCTAATTTAGGCAGAATCCGTATTAAAGGTTTATATGTTGTTTCAGGAACAAATGCTGGATCTGTCGTATTTAGAGACGGTGGTTCTGGTGGAAACATTTTATTAACCCTTAATACCCCTGCTGGTTCAAGCAACGGGGCGTACAACATTATTGTTCCTGGTGAGGGTATTTTGGTTGAAACCAATCTACACGGAACCGTTACTGATACAGCTTCTGTAGTTGTCTTTTACGGGTAAAAAATGTCAGAACCACTACAAGCGCAGGGTTCTTTTAGTCTAGCGGGTAGGAAGATCATGCTTGGTCTTCCTGCTTATGACTTTAAAGTTTCGGTAAAACTAGCTATTTCTTTAGCTCAGTTTTGCGTAGAAGCTCCTAAACATGGCGTTGAGATTCAGATCTGTAATATTTCTGGGTGTTCAGTCGTTTCCCGTGTTAGAAACCTAATTGCTAAAGACTTCTTAGCCTCAGACTGCACGGATCTAATGTTTATTGACTCGGATATTAACTTTAATCCGCAAGACATCTTCCGTTTAATGGCGTGGAATACAGACCCTAAAAAAGGTATCGTAGGCGGTGTGCCTGTTGCCCGTAAAAAGGGTCAGGTCTATATCTCTACCTTAGATCAAGATGAAGAAGGTGGAATTTATATGAACGCCTACGGATTAGTTAAGGCTAAACGCTTAGCTACTGCCTTTATGTTGATCCGTAGAGAAGTATTTGAGACCCTCAGAGACAACCATCCTGAGTGGAAATACCACGATGACCGAGTAGTAGACGGGCATCCAGACAAGTTTTGCTATTCATTCTTTGACTTTAAATCTACCCCAGAAGGCTATGTAGGCGAAGACTATACCTTCTGTGATCGTGCCACTGCACATGGATTTGAGGTCTGGATTGACCCAACAATTAAACTCAACCACATGGGGATTACTGAGTTTGAAGGTTCGTTTGGAGAAGAATACTTATACCCACTATTACGTCCAGTAGATTCTAAAAAGGATGTCGCATAATGGCTAAATCTCCCGCATGGACTCGCAAAGAAGGTAAGAACCCTAGTGGTGGGCTAAACGCTAAAGGACGTGCTTCTTACAATGCAGCTAATCCTGGTAAGCCTGGACTTAAACGCCCACAACCTGAAGGCGGCTCTAGGCGCGATTCTTTCTGCGCCCGCATGAAAGGCATGAAGCGTAAGTTAACCAGCGCTAAAACTGCTAACGACCCAGATAGCCGCATCAACAAGTCCCTACGGGCTTGGAACTGCAAAGAAGGCGGATCAGTTCGTGGCGGTGGTTGTGAGATTCGTGGCAAGACCAAAGGGAAAATGGTCTGATGGAGATGATGATATGGAACATAATCCTAACCGTACTTGTGGCGCTTATGGGATTTGTACTTAAAGAGAAGTTTGCCGAAATTAATCGGCTTGGTATCTTGTTGAATAGAACTAGAGAGGAAGTTGCTCGTGACCACATTACTCGTGCAGAAGTCCATAGAGATATGGAAAAAATTATGGAACGCTTTGACGCTGGCATTAATCGCCTTG